ATCAACAACCTGTTTGACTGCTTCAGTTTTAAACTCTTCGGGATAACGCTTACCGCTCATGGGCACCTCTCTTTAAGCCATCTTAAATGACTCTGAGGTGTCTGTTAAACCCGTGGCGATTCAAAATGAACTAGCTGTTTGAGTTTTCTTGCAGCTAGCTTCCCAAATTTTGTTGTGCGCCAGGATGTCTTTCTTCGTCTGGCGGTCCAGTACATCCCAGTCGTGTTCCGTTCCGTAAATGGGTTTAACCCAATCGCAAGCAGTGTCCAATACCTCAACCCTTGCGGGTCCAGTTTGCGCGCAGCTCGCGATCAACATCGTCATCAGGCATGTGATTAACAGTCTGCTGTACATTGCTGGCCTCTTTCGTTGCTTCTACCCGACGTTCGGCTACTGCTTCAGTGGCTGCGGCTTTTTCTTCGGTGCGCTGCTGGTCGGCTTTGGCTTCCGCTTTGCTGGTGCCCCGAATATGGCCCAATCCGAATCCGCTGGCAGCGGCCACACATATTGCACCAATTACACCGATGATGATTTCAACAATGCTCATGTTCCACCTTCGGTTCAAATGATCGAACGTTCATATGCTCACCTGACGGGAAAGACCAGTTCAGCCAGGTGAAGGTCTTAAGCTCACACATACCGTCAAACATCTCGCCGGGATCGATATCGTCGTAGCTACAGACGATATGGAGCTCATTACCTTTTGCCTGAAGAACAACTGTATCTGTCTCCCATCGCGGGATTAGGATGCGTAGCCACTTTTTCATACCAGCACCGTTTTCGCTTGCCCGAAGCGTGCGCGACGATCTTCAAGTCCGTTAGTGCCGCCGTTAATAATCTTCGTGACCTGCATCAGGTCGCCGCAATACTTCATGCATCCCTTAGTAGCGAAGAACCACGCCGCGCTTCTGGCTGCATAAACATCTTCTGCCAATAGCTCAGGCTGCTTAACCAGATCGACCTTCAGGCCGTTCCCGCAATCACGGTAGTTGTTGAGGCCGGTAATCTGGATAAGTCCACGTCCACGGTATAACCAGCCGTCACCGGGTGCGTTGTTCCCCATGCGTTTGCTGTATACCAGGTTGGCAATGGCACGCTGGCGTTCAATCGGTAAAGTACGTTCTTCAGGACGGCGACCAAGCGCGTTTGCCTGGTCTGCTGTGAGTCGTCCGGCACGGATGAAATTCACGAGTGCGGCAATGCGGTAATTGAAGCTCTCCACCAGCAGAGTGAAGCCAGCTGATTCATGCCCTGCCTGAGCAATGAACATGGCCTGGTCTACCGGCTTGGTGATGCCAAACTCTTTCATCGCATCACTGATTGGCTGAAACCAGCGCGCAGCTAACTCGGCGCTTAACCCAGCCGCCTTTTGAAATTGTGATTGGTTCACGTTGTGCTTTCCCCTGCGATTCTTGCGATGTTGCCACGAGCACGCCATACGGCTATGCAGACAACGAGGTTGACGACCAACTCTCCGTAGTCGACCTGCACGTAATCACCATGCCAGATGCGGAAAGCGGTAAACGCTGGTGCGAGGATCAGCCCATACGCCAGAAACTCCATAAGACGGCGGCGGCGTAAGCTCCGCTTCCTGAAGAACATCAGGCGCATAGTGATAAGGATGCATGCAACAGCGTTAATGTTCAGGATCAGTGTTTGCCACGTCATTCTTCCCCCTTCAATCCGGGTAAGTCTCCTGTCTTCGACCGATTGAGGATGCGAGCCAGGATGGTGACAGAAACCGATGAAGCCAGCAGCGCACCCATAGCTGGAGATACCTTCACGGAAACTGGCGGAGAAAGGTGACTCAATGCCGCATTGATAAGCGCCGCGATTATTTCAGATGCTGTTCCTGCGCAGTAAATCCCGCCAATAAACGAGATAAGCGCGAACAGTATCTGCTTCCAGATCTTATGGTCCTCACTGCTCAGGACGTAAAGAGCGGCCCCGGCAAGTGAGCAAAGCATTACGGCGGGAGTAGCTTCTGGAAACATCGTGGCAAAGGTGATTCCGGTCGTACCGGCTGCAACACCAGCAGTTGCCGTAGCAGATATCGGTTCTGCGGACATTTAGCCCCCTCTTATTGCCGTGGGTCCTCTCAGTAACGAGGGGAAATAAAAAAGGCCTCTAATGAAGAGGCCTTATTCTTTAGATAGGTAATTGTTTTTTATCTGACATCCCAAACAGTTTCATCCAGCTCGATGATGATATTTCCATCTTCGATTTCGAACTCCATAGTCCCGTTGACAGAACTGGTGTCGTTCATGTCTGCGCATCCCGCGTAGAAATTTATCTCGGCTATGTATTCGAAAAAACCTTCGGCTATCGCCGTGATTTCAAAAGATCCATCAACGACCGAGTATCTCGCATCCCCACCAAAATCGGTAAGAAGATACTCTTCGAACATATACGAATTAGATTCGATAATATCTTTTAAGGCATTCAAATCTGTGGGGGTTGTGCCATCAAGAGGTATTTTATGGTTTTTAATCTGCTGCATGTATCCACCTGTTCGTTGATAAGTGGATTCAGCATATTTCCAAAACGATTATGTCAGAAATGTTTTTTTATCAGAAATGAAAAAACCCGCTAATCGCGGGTTTCTTATTGTTCTGCTGCTCAGTTCGCTTTAACGTCCCGAGCCTACCACAATTTAAGCACTTTCTTGCTCACTCTGCAACTTAAATCTGTCGCTATTTGTGCCGAACGCGTCACAAAGTGGTGCGTATAGGATCGATTCTGCAAGACTAAACCATGTATCAATGCGACGACGGCATGTAATAAGGGTCCAGTCGGGGTGTTTTGAATTAAGCTCTTTAGCCATCTGGAGTTTGCTTTTACGCAGACGATGACGATCAACAATCACGCCATACAGCCCACGGTATTCTTCGTTCATCAATACCGCAGCAATAACGCCGTCAATCTTTAGCCCCTCCTCGTCTGAGCAGAACGCCAAGCCAGTTTTGTTTTTACTGTCGAGGATTTCACGCAGGTATGCTTCCAGCTCGGGTTTGGTGATGCCGGATTTCTTCATGCGGCGCAGCGCATCGTTGATTGCGGTCTTGGTGATTTTTCCGGATGCAAGCAACTGGTTGAACATGTTCCCGCCTGAACCACCACCGATGTATGACCAGCGACCCCACATGCGGAGCTTGCCCTGTACCCAGATGCTTTCGAGAGTGCGAAGGCGAACCATCTCGCCGGATTTGCCAACTTCTGAAGGATTGATCATGTTGCGTCTCCACTTACGACAGTACGCCGATTTCCAGCGCACGATCTAAAAACCGAAACAACAGCACCAACTGGTCGCCGTGCTTCGCTTCAAATGCCACAGGATCAGCGTGCAACTCATCGTGATGCGCTCTGCACAGCGGTATCACAAACAGGTCGTGCGCTTTTGTTCCCATTCCACCCTGCCCGTGGCCTATTAGGTGGTGGGGGTCGTCTGCCGGGTTATTGCAGCAACTGCACTGCTGCGACTTAACCCAGCGGGTGTACTTATCGTTCTCCCAGCGGCGGCGCTTTGGCCTCAGCATGAAAGATTCCGGTGATTCAGGATCGACCTTCACCGAGACTATCTTCTTAACTTTCTCCTGGAGGATTTCAGTCGCCGGTAATGACGGAACAATCTCACTTTCCCGCATCACTGAGCTGTGCGATTCTGGCTTAATCCTGAGTGCCTGCGTCGCCAATGATTCAGGAATAAGGTCAGCCAGATCGTTACGTACCATCCACCAGCAGAACTCCGGCAACGTCAGGGTGTGGTCTGCGCTAAAGCCCAGCATAATATTCACCCTTTCGAGTAGCCATTTTACCAGGTTCTGCATGGCAATTCCTGCCAGTCTTTCAGTAGTTTGTTCACGCAACTGGTTATCACAGCCCCAGCAAAGGCGAATGCTTCCGGGGGGGTGACGCATCACCGTAAAGTCCTTTGAGTGCCATTCATTGTGGGGCCACTGACATTCGAATTTACGTTCCAGCCAGGCATCAAGGCTGCTCAGTCCACCAGCACGCTGAATAACTCTCTCATTCATGAAAAGCGGCTGCATGCTGACATCATCTGTCAGTGGCTGGTGCGCTTCCGGAATAAGACCAGATGGCAGGTGTTGGATTGCTTCGGATGGTGTTTCAATAACTACCCGGCCACGACGAAATAACCACAGCAACTCGTTTCCTGGGCGGAACAGCACCACCCCGGACATTGGCGCAACTTCAGGTGTCAGTATGGCTCTCACGTAATTTGCCCCTTAGCGATATGTTCAGCCCACAGGCCACCAATCCAGCGCACGCCCTTTGCAGTGAAGCGGGACTGGTTGAATGCGTAGTTTGTCTGGTTGGTAGTACCGGTCTTAACTTCAAAGCGCCCTGCTTCGATGTGCTTGCTCTTCGGAGTAAGCACGCGGTTAAGGCGGTACATGATGCCGTTCTCAATGAGGAACATCGCGAATTCAGGTTCTTTGGCGTTAAGGAGTTTGGCAACCTGCCGGAACGTCATTGAGCCAGTGGCCTTGACATAGCGATCAACAAATTCAGCCTTAGGCGCTGCTATGGCCAGTTCATCACTCAGGCGTTGCTTCTGTTCGGCAAGGTCGGCAGCGAGTCGTAGTGCTTCAGGGAGTGTTTGCGGTACCGCCATTCCTGCCCCGCTTTCAAGTTCCTGCCAGCGGTCAACCAGACGGGCGGTAAACTCCGGGCACAGCTGGGCGACGATTACATAGCTATCTCGCTTGTTAACTTCGTAGTAGTGGTAAACCTGCTGGTTCTGTGGATGGGTGTACTGCATTGCAGCATACCCCCCAATCACACCAGAATTCATGAGGCGCTCGATGGTCACACAGACATTGCTATGCCGTGAGTCGACCAGTTTTGCAATCTCACGGCTGGACATAGTTATTTGCTGTCCCATCGCGGCGACGTGGTGAGTAGGACACATTACGGTGATATTCATCTGATTCATGCTCTTCTCCACTTATCAGGCGGCTGCACCCGCCAGAGGTTCATGTTTCTTGATCGATATCTCTACTCGTCCACCTGGCACTTTCGGACCCCACTCCACCAGCATTCGCTGCACCTGGCTGTCATCCTCCCAGATGCCAGCGTGCGTAAGCGCGTCAAACAGGGCCTTGTTGTAGTTGTCGATATCGCGGCGGCGTGCATCTGGTGGAAAGAGAAGTATCTCCACCGCAGCTGGTGACGATGATGGTTTTGGAAGGCAACGCAGCTGCTCAATAATCGCTGCACATGCCGCACTCTGATATGCCCTGCCTTTCTCACTGATAAGATGGCGGCCTTTTAACGGCCCCTTATTCGGGGCTCGCCAGTAGGTGTTTACGCTCGGAGGGAACGGGAGCACCAGTTTCATACAGTCACTCCCTGTTTTTTCAGCCATTCAACAGCGTTAACTCTTGCCTTGTCTCCACCGGATAACAGACCTTTAATGATCGCTACCGGATCAGCATCCAGTTCTGTTTTGACGACGGTAATGCCCCTGGCAGCGCCAGGAGCAATGGAGAGGTAACCTTTTTTCTTTAGCGCCTTCACATGCTCAGCAGCAGCGTTCTGCGATGAGCAACCAATCAGTTCAGCAAGTTCGGACAATGTTGGTGGGAAGCCAACCCTTTCGATGTGAACCTTGATAGCTTCATAAACTTCATTCTGACGCGGCGTTAATTCAGGTTTCATGCGGCGCGCTCCTGTTGTTTTTCCATGGGAACGGCAACTGCCGGTATAAGCTCAACAGCTGGTAATTCAGATTGATTTCCCCAATGGTCCCAGCCTGGCGCACCGCAGCGGCTGAAGAGTTCGATGCGCGGAACGTCACCGTACAGTTTTTCGAGACGGTGACGCGCTTCCCATGGCTTTTGGCTATGCTCGCCGAGTGGGCTGTAGATAACCTGCTTGATGCTTGCGCACTGGCGCTCAAGTCCATTTCCCCTGGTGGCTATCAGCAGGTCTTCAGTATTGGCTCGGGTGTAGTTGCCACCGTTCATGCGGGTCTGCGTGTTCAGCGGGTCGAGGAAGTCGTAAAAGTCCTCAACTCCACCAGCCTGAAGCGCTTTGTTGATGTGCTGCTCTGCCAGCGGGTTAAACTTCACCCAGGTAAAGCCCTTCATAGTGCGGACCTTAAAGCCCCAGGCTTCTGCCAGTTCGATAGCCTCGCGGGTGTGTGTGCCGGTGAACCACATAGCCAAAACAGCATCATCGGCAGCCAGGTCCCAGACCGGAAGACGCTTCATGTCGATAAGCTTCATCGTGCCGTAGTGATTGGTGGCAGCTCCATTGCTGACAGTGTTGCCATATTCCCAGGCTGGGTCAGCGTAAATCAGAGAGTATTTCATCAGACGTTCCTCGCTCGGCCAGCCAGACACCATCCATCACCGGTGGTTTTAACCCTCGGCGCCATGCTCAGGCAGTGCTTACGCTCTTTGAGAATTTTTGCTCGCATGGTTTCGTTCTTTGAGCGATTGAATGCCTCCATCAGAACGGTAGCAGCGCGCAGATAAAGCCCCTTGTCAGATAACTCTTTAGCCTTGTCCATCATCGCAATGACAGCAGGGTTTGGTGCGGATTCCTGCTTTGGCACAGGAATTACTTCTGCTTTCTCAACCGGCATCCGTGGGGTGATAGGCCCAATAGGACCTTCCGGCGCTTTAGCGTAGTAACGAAAGTTGTGACGTTCGCCTTTACGCTCAGCACGATTAAGCATGACAAGGCGACATACAGCACGCTGAACACTGTGCAAGGCATACTCCGGGAGTGCTGCAGCGATCTCTTTGTTCGTCAGTCCAGGGTTATTGGCCACGAATAACTGAATTGTTTTCAGAAAGCTCATTGAGTACCTCCGGAAACACGGAAACCTGAGTTGGCTGGAACGCTGTAATCAACGTTCTGGAAGTTGGCCTTAAAGTTTGGGTCAGCGCTACCGCCGAGTTGCCAACGCCCTTTGACACACGCAGGCCTTCCGCGCTTTTGCCATTTCTGAGCCTTGTCAAAATACTCAACGCAATTTTCTGGACCAAAGAGAGTGCTCGGGCGAAGGTAATCATCCATTTTTGGATCATCAGCCCATTTTGCTGTGAGATAGTCCACCACCAGCATCAGGTCTTCAGCGCTGTAGTTTTCTGACAGCCTCCCCCTGATGTATCCCAAAACGGTTTTGTTTCGCCCACCCTTCCCGTATGACGATCCAGTAACCTCGTTGAAATGGGATAAGACACGAATTGCCGGATCGATGTCGTCTGGTTGCGGCGCAACCGGACAAATAGGGTTTTTAATATCTGTAGTATTCTCTGTTGTATTCTCTGTAAGAACATCAGTGCAATTTGACCTGATGAGAGCGGTTCGTTTTGACCCGATGGAGCGTTCCACTTTGACCTCTTCCATCGGTTCATTTTGACCTGATGGAAGAGTGCATTTTGAACTCTTAGATTTGGTCACTTTGACCTCATCTAAAAGCTCGCTTTCATAGTTGATCGTGTAGTAGTTCGTCATGTCGCGCTGAGACTTGTTCAGCTGCTCAACTTTGAGCACGCCAAGGTTCTTCAGGCGGGTGAATGTGCGCTTCAGCGTAGACTCAGACCAGAACGGGAACTGCTCCAGCCACTGCTCGTTGGTGTTGTAAATCCAGCGCACGCCGTCACGCTCCAGTCCGGAGGTGGTTTCTTTAAGCCAGTAGTTCACCTGCTGCAACGCAATAGCCTCGTTCAGGCCAATGCTGTACGCAAGGTCAGGGTTAATCACTATCGGCCGGGATGGCATCAACAGGCTCATGGTCGTCCTTTAACTCTGTAAATTTACGCTGGAATTGTTCAAGAGGGCTGAAGCACTCATGATCGTACCCTTCGCGAAGGTATATAACGCGTCGAGTCTCTGGCTCCCATCTGATGACACGGACCGGGACGCCGTAGTGGTCTTTGAATCGCCGGTTAACTTCAGCCATTCTTCACGCCCCTTCTCGTTCATCTGAGCAAAAGCCTCTACCATCGCGTTCTCTGGCTGGTAGTTGTTCATGCCAGCCTGGTCGTTTAATCTCTCCACATAGCCGAACGGGGAGTCTTTTCCCACCAGTGGAAGGCATCTGAATTGCTTCGCTGGTCTTAATCGGTTTAAACTGTTCATGCGTTAGTTTCTCCACTGAATACGACACGCCAAGACGCCAGGGGCCTGCACGCCCGCTGGCGTCACTTTTTTGAGATTTTCTTCCGGCTAAAAAGCGCGACAATGGCGCGGATTTCTTCTTCACGCGCAGCCAGGTGACGGCGGTGATGCTCGTGAATCTCATCGGCTTCATGCGGTTCAATAACTCCGTCTTCCAGGGCTTTCTGGATAATCTGATCGACCTGTCCGCGTGCTGCTGCAGTTCTCATGGCTCGGGTAAACAGGTCTACGCGATCGAGGTCTTCCAGTTGCGGAACATCCACCAGCAAAGCGCCTCGACGTTGCGCGAAGTAATCAGCCAGGAGAGAAGTGTTTGAAATGTCTTCCATCGCTTCCAGCTCGTTCACTTCGAAGAACCGGCAGCCATTCTTCTCGTACAGGTTGTTGTTGAACTGCGTTACTGACATGCCAAGAGCACCGGCCATAGCCTCACGGCCACCGGGGTACGCTTTGCACATCGCTTTCACTACTTCTTTCAGGCTTGGCTCTACCATGTTGTTTTTCCTTTGGTAGTTACGTAATGCTGGTTGCTGGGTTACGGTATTACTGCAACGTCAGGATCTACAGGTTTGTTTTTGTTAGGGAATGGTCGAACTTCCTCGGCTTCAATTTTCCCGTCTTCGTTTACCAGGATATTTACCCGGCGATTACGCTTGAGGGCTTTACTGATGGCGCTTTGGTATACCCCAAGAGCCTCAGCGGTTTTGGCCTGACCGTTTTCCAAAACATATTCAGAGAGCGGAATAATCTTCATTGGTTTTCCTCGTGGTTTGCACATAAGGAGTATCACTGTTAGTGATAAATATGTCAACACTAGCGGTGATTGGTGATTATGCCGTGCGGTGATAAATTATGAGAATGAAAAAGAAACCATTGACCGCCGAACAAATCGCCGATGCCAACAGGCTGAAAGCTATCTTTGAGTCCAAGAAAAAAGCGCTTGGGCTCTCACAGGAGACTTTGGCTGAGCAAATGGGTATGGGACAAAGTGGTGTCGCTCAGTTACTGAATGGCACAAATGCTATCAACGCTACTCATGCCGCGCAGTTCGCAAAAATTCTCGGAGTAAAAGTCGATGATTTCAGTCCTTCCCTTGCAGCTGAGATATCAGCTATGTTTGAGGCGATTGCGAACGGAAGGAATCATTCCTCTGTATATGAGTACCCACTGTTAACTGAAGTGCAGGCGGGCTCATTTTGCCCTGTTAATTCATACACAGAACGCGACGCGAAGGAATGGGTCTCAACCACAGTTAAAGCCAGTGATTCTGCCTTTTGGCTTGAGGTATCTGGCCATTCAATGACTGCGCCTCCAGGAGTAAAGCCAAGCTTTCCTGAGGGAATGCTTATACTCATAGATCCAGAACAGGACGTTGAGCCTGGTGATTTCTGTGTTGCTGGTATATTCAACGATTCAGAGGTCACTTTTAAAAAATTTGTTCGTGAAGACGGTAAGCCCTGGCTCGAACCTCTTAACCCCAGCCCTCGCTATCAGGCCATTGAATGTAATGAGAATTGCAGGATAATCGGCAAAGTTGTCAAGGCCCAATGGCCTGAAACTATCTTCGAATAAGGAGCCAATCGGCTCCTTTTTTTTGCATCTTTTTTCAGCTTACTAATCATAAAGTTAACACTCTTCATGATATTTTTATCACTAGAGGTGTTGACCATTTAATTACTATTGGTGATACTCATTATGCGCCGGGGTGATGATGTTTAAGACCATCGGTAGTTGCAGTACGGCATATGGCACATGTGCCACAGCGGTCCGGGCATTCCTTTCAGTATCCAGATCCAGCGGGTAGCCGGAATGTGCAAGCCAGGCGTGTACGACAGCCAGAAGCGTTTCACCAGCGTGGCGATCAGGTGTGACACCTCGGAAGAGACGAGGATATCAGCCAATCACGCTAAGCATCACAACGGGTGCTTAGCGGGACTGGAAGAGTTACCACTTGGAGACGGTCCCTTTAAATGTCCTGGACAGTGGCGGTTCCGCACCGATAACAGCGGCGACAAGATGATGCAAACGGGAAAGGTCGTTAAAACTCGTTAGGTGCTGGCGTGGCATACGCGACACACGTGATAGGGCGTGAATGCCGTAGGGGGCTATAACCCTTCAATCTCGTTCCGGGCGAGTCAACCCGGATGACAGCCGGAAGAGACGGCACACAACATGAAAGCGCATTCCTCTTTCACTGATGGGGATCGGTTTGTTAACTGGCGGAGTACGCTTCCAGTTGTGGTGAATGCGCAGGCTGATGCGCTGAGACGTCAAGATGATAAAGCTCAAGCTGCCTGGGCACGGTTCGCAAAGTGGTGAGAGGCAGGTTTACCTAGCGAGAAATCATCAATGCCGGGTTTAGTTCAGCACCGGCCACCACACACAAATCACGTTAGGACCGTGGTAAACCCGGAGTAGCTGTACCAGATGCTGTGTGTAGTCTTGGCGGTGGCAGTGCTTTGTTTATTTTCCTTACTCGCCACCGCACTTTTTTTACAACTGAAAGCGCGTTCGGCCAGTTCCTTGAGAGGCCTCAGTCGTTAAATCAACCTCAGGGGAACGCGCTACCAATTGTGGAGAAGCTAACAGGCGGTTGCAGCCGCCCGTTTCACTAAGTGCCCTGGTTGGGTGCTTACTAAAACGAAAACCATTTATTTTTTGTCGCCACCCGGCGAGGGATTCGTGCAACCAAAATTCAGCGCTGTGCAGAGCGCTTATAACACGGAGAAACTATCCATGACGAACACACAGAACGTCACCGAGTTACAACCACGCATGACCAGAGAGCAGCTTATCGATGCAGCTCGTAAGGCAGCCCCTCTCCTCCCTGCCGCTTACGGCTGGATGGTTAACGAACTGGCTACACGCCTTGATGTTACCAGCGTCGCGCTCTGTGAAGCTTTGGCGCAGCGTAAGGAACTGGCCGAGCAGAACGCCACCCTGCGTGAGGATGTTGCCAGTTGGGCCAAAGAGTGCGACCGCATAGAAGAGCGCCACACCAAAACGCCTACCAACATGCACCTGCTGGAAGCTCAGCGAGAACTCCGTGAGCTGCCTCGTGTCGTCATTTCCCTGAATAATGAGGTCACTCTCTAATGGCTAACTCATTCAAGCAAATGACCAAAGCCGGTGTGATTAAGCGCACCGATACCGGGATGTTTATCGCTCTTTCCGATATCCACGTTCGTGAAGGTTTTAACAAGCGTGAAGATGATGAGCGCACCCGCCAGGCTGATGATGACCTGTTCAACTATCTGATGAACGGCGGATCAGTTCCACCGCTGGAAGTTATCGCGCGTGATGAAGGTGGCGTATGGGTTGTAGAAGGTCACCGCCGTCGCCGCTGCTATGCGCGCTGCGCTGAAGCTGGCAAGCCAGTGGACCGCATTCACATCATGCCGTTCAACGGTAACGATGTTCAGCGCCTGGCTCGCATCATGACCAGTAACAACCAGCTGCCGCTCTCCGACATGGAACAGGCTGCAGTTATTCAGGAGTTGCATAACGCTTTCAACCAGACCACCAGCGAGATCGCAAAACTAGTCAACAAGTCTGTTCCTACTGTCGAAAAGCTTCTGCTTCTTAGCACAGCTAACCATGACGTTCAGAAAGAAGTTAAATCCGGGACCGTGTCCGTAGATGTGGCAGTTGATCGTGTAAAAGAGTTCGGCGAAAAGGCCGGTGAGGTTCTTCAGAAGGATAAAGCTTCAGCTGCCGCAAAGGGTAAGAAGAAAGTTACCCGCAGCGTGATAGCGCCGGAAATTAGCGTGAAGAAAGCGCGGCGTCTTGTAGAACTGATCAGCCTGGCGGGTATAAGCGACACAGGTGTTATCTCTCTTGAAGGATTGGTCCATGCAGAAGTCGTGGAAATTATCGACGAGCACAAAGCTATCGCCGCGCAGCGTCATGGAGAAAAATCATGATTACTGGAACCTCAAATTACGATGAAGTTCCGGTAGTTCCCTGCAAAATCTGTGGTGGTTACTACAAGGCTGATGAGCCTGAAATGCACGTCTGCGAGGAGGCCGCCCAATGAGCAACATCGACAAAGAATGGCTGCAGAAGAAAATTGCTGAGATGGAAGCTGCCCGAGATGAAATCCCGTTCGGCCTGGACGAAGATGACAGCAACACGCTGGCTGCGCTACGTATCGCGCTGGCATCGCTCGAAGCGGAGCCTGCCATTCACAGGTGGCGTCGTGTGACCTCTGAGCCATACGGCCCCTATCCTTGGCATTATGGTGATTTTATCGGCTTCTCAAAGCCCGTTGATGGGATTGAGGATGAGTATTTTTACTCCGCCCCTCCAGCCCCAGCCAATGCCGAACCCGCAGCATGGCTATGGTCACACAGGAAAAACCCGAGCGAAGTAACGCTTGTTCGGCCTGAAGATGATGAGAAAGCAGAAGGCGCTCATTGGTCAGGGTGGAGTTGTCAGGCTCTTTATGCTGCACCGCCAGCGCCGGTATCTGTGCCTGATGAATGGAAGCAGTGGATTGCCGATGCGGTTGAATACCTTGAGGGCGGTTTAGAGGCTGATGGTGAGCTTGAGGCAGAAGGCAGCATAGAGGCTAAAAGACTGCTGTCTCGCCGCGCCGCCATGCTTCAGGGTGCCGATGGCAACTCTCCGGTGATTCCGGATGGTTGGGTGGCTTGCAGTGAGCGGATGCCGGATGGCATGCAGACCGTCATCACCTCCAACGGTTTCGATATCGGTCAAGGTTGGTGGGATGGAGAAGGCTGGAATTCGTTCGACTCGCATGACGTTGTTCCCGGTGAAGTAACCCACTGGATGCCACTTCCAGCAGCACCGCAGCAGGAGGTGAAGCCGTGAGTAAATCTGAAGCTTTTAAATACGCAATGATAATTGGCTTTGGTGTAGCCGCAGGTGTCCACCTTTACGTTGCCTGGGCATCTCTGCTTGAGCTTGCCTGGGGCGCAGTTAAGGGGGTGTTTAATCATGGCTAACCTTCAACTGGCTGTTAACGGTGAATACTTCGACCAGATGAAAGCCGGAGAGAAAACAGAAGAGTATCGCCTGGTTAATCCGTACTGGTGCCGCAGGCTGTCTCATGGTCATAACCAGCAATTACCTCGACGCTTCGACCGCCTGATTATTACACGCGGCTATCCGAAGCGTGATGACGCGAGCAAGCGCATCGACGTTCCGTATGCTGGTTACGAAGTGAAGGTGATAACACATCCGCACTTCGGGCCAGACCCGGTGAAGGTATTCGCTATCAAGGTGAACATCCATGCCTAACCCATTCGACGCAGTAATGTTTGTGCTGCTGGTCATCGGCGCACTTCAGCAAATGGGGTGGCTGTCATGGTGAGCAAGCTCAAACAGCGGCGCGTGCGCCGCCTTAAATCGGACGTGGCCTGGTGGCGGGATGAGGCAGAGGATTGCCGTTCCCGCCTGCTGGAACTGGCCGGGGAACTCGACAGGCTCAAGAAGCTGGTTATCCGCGTGCCGATGCCGGTTCTCATGCCGAAGGAGATGGTCCACCAGCTCTATTACACAGAAACAAAAAGATGTCGTACCTGCAATGATGGGCTCCGAGTTGGTTGCTCATCATGCATTTTCTATAAGAGATAGCCGGGTGCAGCCGGTTAAGTGGAGAGCTATACGATGAGCGGACAAAGCCAACGTTTTCTTACCCCTGATGACCTCTATCAGCTTACTGGTTATCGTCGCCCTTCCCTTCAGTGCCGCGCGCTGAAAGAAAGCGGTGTATTTTTCGTGCCACGAAAAGACGGCAGACCTGGAACTACATGGGATCATGTAACTTACCCTGCTGGCCTGAAGTTGGTAGTGAACAATCCAGAGGAAGAAGAACCAAACTTTAAGGACATGTAATGCCAAGAATCCGCAAAAACCCAGAAGATAACTGGATGCCGCCCCGCGTTCGTCGGGGCAAATCAGCTTATGAGTTCAGAACTCCAGACGGGAGAACGGTGAGATTGTGCAACCATGATCTCACAAAGTCTCAGGTCTGGGCTGCCTATGAAAACTTCATCAACGATATCAAAGTCGGCTCAAATTTCCATGCACTCTGTGAAGAGTTTTTTAACTCCGGTGACTTTCATGAGTTAGCAACAGAAACAAGAAAGGACTACCGAAAATATGGTTCAAAGGTAAATATCGTTTTCGGGAAGATGAAGCCAGACAATATCAAGCCTGAGCATATCAGGAAGTATATGGATAAAAGAGGTGTTAAAAGCAGAGTCCAGGCGAACCGAGAGAAAGCGTTTATATCGAGGGTGTTCAGGTGGGCATATGAGCGCGGAAAAGTGAAGATGAATCCTTGCCAGGGTGTGAAGCAATTTAAGGAACAGGCGCGCACCCGCTATGTTACGGACAAAGAATATGATGCACTATTCAGCGTTTCTACGGTGCCGGTTAAAATCGCTATGGAGTTAGCTTATTTATGCTGCGCACGTCAGGGTGACATTCTTGACCTTAAGAAAAGTCAGATCCTTGATGAAGGAATTCTAATTCAGCAAAGTAAAACAGCAGTTAGCCAAATAAAGGCCTGGACAGAACGACTGTCAAAAGCGATTAACATGGCAGATAAACTTCCATTAAACAGCGGTATGGTTAGCCTTTATGTAATTCATCAGCAATCAGGATCTCGTTATACGCGTGATGCGTTCAATGCTCAATGGATGAAGGCAAAAAAGGCTGCTGCTGAAAAATTTCCTGAGCTTGAATTCAACTTCACGTTCCATGATCTGAAAGCTAAAGGGATATCTGATCTGGAAGGAACCCTGCATGAGAAACAGGAAATATCAGGCCACAAAAATGCTTCACAGACTGCAAGATATAACCGAAAAATATCTGTAGTGCCGGTGGTTGGGGGGCAGTAA